CGCCAATGGCAGACAGGCCGCGTCCTCGTGTTTGATGACCATTTTATACACGAGGCGTGGAACCTGACCGACGAGGACCGAGCGATACTGCTTATCGACTTCGTGCCCTCGCAAATCGGGAGTTCTAAAGGGAATGACGACGGGAAGCGCGACGCGACACCCGCTGCTTCTCGGAGCGAATCATGATCGCCCCCGACTTCGCCGGGGACGAACATCCCAGCAGTTTGATTTTCGGGATGGAATTGGTGAATCCTTAAGGCGCTTGGACGAAAAATTATTGAAAAAACGAGGTGGAGCTCGTGTCGGTGCCGGCCGAAAGAAGGGCATACCGAACGGTGTTGGAAGGTTGGGCTTGCTTCGAGTTCCAGACAACGCCACCGCCTACGAGAAGAAGCTCGCAGGCCTGGCTTTGAGGCGAGTTATCGACGTGATGGAAATGAACGCGTCACTTGAGCCCCACGCAGTCCTGAAGGCAGCGGTGCGGGTGCGAGAAGAAATTTGCGGGCCATTGGTGCAACGGCACGAGCATGCGGGGCCGAATGGAGACGCCATCGCCGTGAATATCAACATCGGAGCGAGGAAGGGAGTTTCGAATGAGTGAGCACGAGCATCTACAAGTCCTGAAGGAATCTGGCCGGCATGCAGCGGCGGACGCATTGCTAGCAGTAATCGCAGAACGCGATGCGCTCAGGGCGGAATTGGAAGCGCTCAAAAACAAAGAGCCCAAGACAGAAGCGAGGCCAGAGAAATTTACGTTCGGCAGAGGCAAAAAAGGAGAATGAAATGCCCAGCACAAGCCCAGCACAAGCACGTTTGATGGCCGGCGTAGCGCATGACACAAAGTTCGCGGCCAAAGTCGGAATTCCGCAAAAGGTTGGAGGCGAATTCAACAAGGCCGACCAATTGGCGAAGGCGAACGCGCTACGCAAGCGCAAGCCAGCAGTGCCGGCCACTCCTTCCGGCATGCCGGGAAGCGAATCGCCATAGAGGCAGTGGTGGGGCTCTCCGTCGACTACAACCCTCCGCCGACGCTGGATGCTTTTCTTTGTTCTAATGCATTCGTCCGCTGTTGTGTGGGGCCGGTGGGAAGCGGCAAGTCCTCCGCGTGCGTAGTGGAGATTCTCCGCCGAGCAATGGAGCAAACTCCAGGCCCTGATAAAATTAGGCGCAGTCGATTCGTCGTTATCCGCAACACCTATGGGCAGCTGCGTGACACCACCCGTAAGACGTTCGAGCAGTGGATTCCAGAACGCCTGGGGAAATGGCACGAGCAAGAATTCTTATTCGAGATGCGCTTTCGGGACGTGCACTGTGAAGTGCTGTTTCGCGCGCTCGATAGGCCGGAGGACATCCGCAAGCTTTTGTCGCTGGAACTAACTGGCGCCTATATCAACGAAGCCAGAGAAATACCCAAGCATGTGTTTGATGTGCTGCAAACCAGAATCGGCCGCTACCCAAGTAAAAACCAGGGTGGGCCCAAATGGTTTGGCATTTGGCTGGATACAAACCCTTGGCACACCGGCCACTGGGGCTACAAGACCTTCACCGTCCAGAAACCAGCTGGCTATGAAATTTTTGAGCAACCCGATGGACTCACGAGCGAAGCCGAAAACAAAGAGAACCTCCCGCCAGGATATTACGAGCGCCTGCGTGCGGGAAAGGACCAGGAGTGGATTGACTGCTATGTCCGAGGCAAATACCCGTCGAGCCAGGTGGGAAGTATTTATGGGGCGCTACTCGGCGAGCTCGGCAAGCGCGGTGGCATTCTCGACTTCGACTTTCCTCTGGATGGTGTTTTCACCAACTGGGATTTGGGGCTCTCTGACTCGACCGCCATTTGGTTTTGGCGAATCAACAAGCACCTGATGCCGGACGTCATCGACTTCTACGAAGCCCACGGCGAGAAGTTGAGCCACTTCTTCGACGTAATCGACCGACGCGGCTACAGTTACAGCAAGCACTGGCTTCCCCATGATGCTCGAGCGCGCACGCTGCAAACAGGAGTCAGCGTCCAGGAGCAATTTGCTCAGCGCTATGGCCAGAGCGCAATTGCGATTGGCCCCGAGCTTTCACTTCTGGATGGGATTGCGGCAGCCCGTTGGCTTCTGGAACAAAAAATCCGCTTCCACAAAACCAACTGCGCGCAAGGGCTCGAAGCGTTGAAGTCCTACCGCTACGAGTGGGATGAGGATTCGCAAGTATTTTCCCGTAGGCCGGTGCATGACTGGGCTTCGCATACTGCTGATGCCTTCCGGTACATGGCTTGCGTTGTGAAGGCCACCGAACTGCTATCGCGCAAAGAGTCAGAGCCCAAAGAGAAAGGCATTCGAAGGCTGCACTACGACTTCACGCTGGATGAGTTGTGGGAAGCCCACGAAGCCGAGGCAGCCCGGAAGAGAATTTAATGGCCAGACACGGGGAGGAAATGGCAGTCAACACCCGCGAGACTCAGTTCGAGGACACTCCGCGTGGATGGGCTCAACGTTGGGACTTCGAATTTGCAGCGGCGAAGAAGGAACTCAAGAAGTGGCAGGCGCAGAGTGAGAAAATAATTAAACGTTACCTCGACGAGCGGGATGCGAGCGAAGAGGCACTAAATCGCTGGAACCTCTTTACCTCCAACGTCCAAACCAAGTCCGACATGATGTATGGCTCTCCGCCCAAGGTAGCGGTGGGGCGCAAATTTGATGACGCGAACGACAATATGGGTCGTGTCGCCGGCACCATGCTGGAGCGACTTCTGAATGGGGACATTCAGCGCGATGGGGACGGTTTCTCGCTCGCATTGAAGTACGCGCTCAGTGACTACCTTCTGCCGGGCTTGGCAATGGCCAGGAATCGGTATGTCGTGGAGTTTGAAACTGTACCTGGTGTTGACGCGATGGTTGACCCTGTGACGGGCGAAGAGATTGCGCCAGCCATCCCGGAGACTGAACGGAAGCGACACGAAGACGTAGAAACCGTTTACGGCCACTGGAAGGACCAGCTCTGGAGCCCTTCCCGCACTTTCGATGAAGTCCGCTGGTGGGCCCATTTGGCCAGAATGACTCGCGACAAACTCGTCGAGCGTTTTGGCCAAGACATCGGCGCCCAAGTGCCTCTCAACACCAAGAAGAAGGCAGGCCGCTCTGACGTGGACGCCCAGCATCAGGACCCCTGGGACAGGGCCGACGTCTGGGAAATCTGGGACAAGGAACACCGCCAGGTGTTTTGGTACGTCGAGGGCTTCGGTACTGTCCTGGACCGCAAGGACGACCCCTACGGGCTGGAGGGGTTTTGGCCCTTTGCTCGTCCCATGTTCGCCAACCTCACCACCTCCCGCCTTGTGCCGCGGCCGGACTTCGTCATCTGCCAGGACCTCTACGACGAAATCGACGAAGTCTCTTCTCGCATTGGCCTGATTGAGAAGGCGCTCAAAGTCTCTGGCCTCTACGACAAAAATGCTGATGGCGTAAAAAGACTGCTTTCGGACTCCAGACAGAATCAGCTCATCCCAATAGAAAATTGGGGAATGTTCGCCGAGAAGGGGGGCATCAAGGGGGCCATCGACTGGCTGCCTATCGACGAAATTGTCGCGGTGCTGGACAAACTGCGTGACTACCGTTCCGAGCTGATTGGGGCGCTCTATCAAATCTCCGGGATGTCAGACGTCATGCGCGGCCAGCAGACGGAAAATGGCACACCGGGCGAAGCCCAAATTAAAGCAAAGTTTGCATCAATCCGAATGCAGGCGCTCCAGGACGAGTTTGCCCGCTTTGCCTCTGACACGCAGAAAATTAGGGCGGAACTCATCGCCAAATTCTTTGACGTCTCCACCATTCTTGAGCGCAGCAACGCCCAATACACATTCGACGCACAAGTTGCGCCCCAGGCGGCCGAATTCATCAAGTCCAACTTCGCCCGCTACCGAATTGAGGTAAAGTCGGAAGTCATTAGCCAAGCGGACTCCGCCATGATGAAGGCGGAACGCACGGAATGGCTTTCAGCGCTCTCTAGTTTTATGCAGGCCGCCGGACCCTTCGGGGCTCAACTGCCGGGCGCCATGCCCTTCATGCTGGAGATTCTCAAGTGGACGATGGACGGCCTTCGCGGCGCGAGTACCATCGAGGGAGTGCTGAACCAGGCCATCGCCCAAGCGAAACAGATGATTCAACAACAGGCCATGCAGGGCCCGCAGGCACAACCTCCTAACCCGAAGCTTCTCGCCCTGCAGGCCAAACAACAGGCGGACGCACAAAAGACTCAGCTGGAAACGCAGAGCGAATTGCTTCGAATGCAGGCGGAGACTCAGCAACTGAATCAGCGCAAAGCCAATGACGCCCAGTGGAACATTCGTGAGGAACTGGCGAAGCAGCACATCAAGGCGGGGCTCGGCGCGACTGTAGCGCCCTTCCCTTCCAGTGGAGCGCCTGGGGGCATGCCGTGAGTGCGTCGGTTAAGATGAAGACCAAGTTTCTCAGATGGCTCCATCGCCTCGCATCGGATGCCTTGACTGCCCAGCAATTGAAAGAAATCCGCAACCATCAACTCAATGGCAGCAAATGCAGACGCTGCGGCGGCCGAATTGGCCAGGACATCACTCGCAATGCGTTGATATGCTACGGCTGTGGTCCAAGGGAGATGATGCCAAAATCATGAGTCGCCGCCGATACCGCTACGACGAAGAACTGAAACAAATGGTCGAGATTGGCGACGGCTGGCAGCCGACGCATCGCTTTCACGGCGGCGCCACCACCGAGGAAATTGTCTATGGGCACGCCAGGGCAACGGATGGAACGCCACTCCATACCCGCCGCCGCCATCGAGAGTACATGAAGCAAAATGGCCTCGCGATGCACCAAGACTTCACTGAGACTTTGGCCAAGAAGCGCGCCGAGCGGGAAAAGTTTTTTACCGAAGGCCCGGACAGCCGCGACTTGCACAATGACATTGGGCGGACTCTGTACGAATTACGACAGCGAGGCAGACGATGAAACAGCGTGACGGGAAGTTTGTTGGGGGAGAAGACAGCTTTCACGGTATCGTCGCAAAAATTATCGGCACAATTCAGCCCGGCGCTAAGGTGGTGAAGTTATGAAAGACGAAACCGATTCGGAACCCAGTCTGCGCGATACCATTCACGAGGCAATGCAGGGCCAGGAGTCCACAACACCAACACCTGCCGAGCCTGCGCCTCCTATCCAGCCACCCAAAGAGGACAAGCCCGATGACAAGCCAGCGCCAGAAACTCCCAAGGCGCCAGAAGTCAAAGCGCGGGACGAAAAAGGAAAGTTCGTCAAAGGCGAAAAAGCCCGGGCTCCTGACTCAGTTCCGGCTGACGCCAAGCGGTTGGAAGCCGACAAAAACCTGGCAAGTGTTTCCCTCCAACAGCAAAGCGCGGCCCTTAAGCCCCCCAACAGCTGGAAGCCAGCGGAACGCGAGTCTTGGGCCACCATGCCCGCCACCGCGCAAGCGGCAGTCATTAGGCGTGAACGCGAAATCGAATCCGCCCTCCAGCAAACTGCCGCAGATAGGCAGCTCCGCCAAGTCGTCAGTCAAACGCTAGGCCCCTACGAGGGGATGATTCGGGCCCAGGGCGCCGAACCTCTTCAATTCGTCGACAACCTTCTACGCACCGCTGCTGCGCTCCAAACGGCACCGGCTGGCTATAAGGCGCAGATTGTAGCCAACATCATCAAAACCTACGGCGTTGATGTGCAGGGGCTCGCGGATGCGTTGGACGGACAACCTCCGGCCGCTAACGGCCAAGCGCCGTCAGCCGTCGACCCCAATGCCCTAGCTCAGCAAGTCACACAAAGCGTGCTTAACAACCTCACCCAACAGCGCGACGCCATGTTGAGCCAAAACGCTACGGCCCAAATTGACGCGTTCGCAGCGGACCGGGAATTCTTCGAGGACGTGAAACACCGAATGGGCATCCTGATGGAAGCGGCTGCCCATGACAATGTTGCAATGTCACTTGAGGAGGCGTACGATTTAGCTTGTCAGATGGATAAGGGTATTGCCCCTATTCTCCGACAACGCGAAGCAGCCGCGCAGGCGAATGCAGCTACTGCATCCACGCAACGCGCCAAAGCAGCAGGCAGCAGTATCCGTACTCAACCATCAGGCGTCGTCAATGCGCCCCAGGCGGGTGAGAATTTACGGGATGACATCCGCGCCAGCATTTCAGCGCTGGGCGGGCGATAGTTTAGAGCAGCCAGTGAGAGCCTGAGGTAGCGGCCCACTCACTTCGATGAGCCCCATTCGCGATGGGGCGTGAGCGAACGGCACAGGGCCGTCCACGCGCAGAAAGTCGCGAGTTCAATTTGTAATCATCGAAGTGAGGTTTTCGCATGTCTTTCCCCAATGTCACCGACATTGTGGCGACCACCATCGAGAAGCGCTCTCGGAAAATCGCCAACAACGTCGAGAAGAATAACGCAGTGCTGGCGCAGCTCCGCAAGAAGGGAAACATTCGCACCGTCTCGGGCGGCGCTATTATTTTCGAGGAACTCGACTTCGCGGAGAACGCGAACGTCGCCTGGTATTCTGGCTATGACCAGCTGTCGGTCGCGGCTCAGGATGTCATTTCGGCGGCTCAATTTTCCTTCAAACAGCTGGCCTGCCCAGTCGTAATCAGCGGCTTGGAAATGCTTCAGAATTCGGGCGAGGAAGCCTTCATTGACTTGCTTGAAGGCAGAATCAAAACAGCCGAACGCACGATGGCCAATAACCTAACAAACGGCATCTATTCGGACGGCACCGGCTCGGGTGGCAAAATATTAACTGGCCTCCAGGCCGCAGTGGCGCAGTCCCCAACCACCGGCACCTATGGCGGCATCAATCGCGCCACCTGGACTTTCTGGCGCAATTACGCCACGGGAAGCCTCGGCGCACAGTCCGCCACAACCATTCAGCCGAACATGAACACCACTTGGGCGAATCTGGTGAGAGGCAAAGACAAGCCCACTCTCATTTTGTTCGATAACAACCTGTGGGGCTTCTACATGGCCTCGCTGCAAAGCATCCAGCGCTTCACGGACCCCGAGATGGCGGAACTTGGATTTGACAATGTGAAATTCATGTCCGCGCCAGTGGTACTGGATGGAGGCATCGGCGGCTTCTGCCCAACAAACGTCGGTTTCTTTCTCAATACCAATTACATCTTCCTGCGTCCGCATAAGGACCGGGACATGGTGCCGCTCAACCCATCCCGCCGCTGGAGTTTCAATCAAGACGCGGAAGCCGAAATTCTGGCTTGGGCCGGCAACCTGACCACGTCCAACGCCTCGCTGCAGGGCTACTTCCAAGGGAGCTAGGCCATGGCCGTAAATTACAAGGTTATTGACGACAACTATGTCGGCGCCAGTCCGCTCACGCAGGTCGATGCCGCCGCGAAGCTTCCGTTGGGCACAATCTGCACTGGCGTGGACCAGTCAGCCGCCGCTTACGGGCAAGGTGAATTTCGGTATGTCAAATTCACCGGAAACTGCACCGCAGGCGACTTCATGGTGATTGACAATGCCGGCCAGAAGACGGTGCAGGCCTCGACCACATCCGCCAAGGGCCAGATTGGTATTGCGATGGCGACTCATGCCGCCGCCGCCACGACGGCTGACTATGGGTGGTGCATGATTCGCGGGACTCATGATGGTGCAAACGTGGCCACCGGACAGACAGACGGGACCGCCCTCGGTGTTTCATCTACCGCAGGACGGGCTACCGCCACCAGCGCCGGCAACAAAATAGATGCAGCGTTTGAACGCGTCGTCACCTCCGCCAGCAATGTCGGGACGGCAGAAGTCAATTGGCCCGCGTGGACTGGTAACGGATAAGGGAGACAACCATGGCCTATCCAACCGCTGCACAACTCACATTCAAGCAAGACGACAAGTACGCCGGTGCTCAACCCATCATGAACACCGGCACCACCCAAAATCATCCACTCGGCACACGTATTAAAGGGGTGGATGCTGGCACTCTCGCCTACGGGGAGGCCGAATTCATTTACCTCAAGGGCGTGGCATCCACGGCGGCCGGCGACTTGGTGGTGTATGACCCGGTGGCCGCCACAACGACTCGCTTGGTAGCGGCCAGTCGCGGGCCCGTGGCGGTCGCGATGTCCGCCAACATCGCCAGTCAATACGGTTGGTACGCCGTATTCGGTAACGTCCC